GCAGCGCTTGGATTTCAGTGAGCAGTGTCATGGTTTACCCCTTACGCCGTTTCGCAGTCGAAACTGACCGTGAAAGTGTCGTTCGCGCTGCTACCCGATCCGGCTGTCACCGTGCGTCGAATCCACACCGCCCGGTGCTGGCCGAAGGGGATGTTGCCCAGCGCCAAGCCAGTGGCGTCGGTTGACGGCGCAGAAAACGTCACGCCAGTGGGCGCTGCGGTTTCGTTTGCCGTGGTCTGCTCGGTTGCATTGAGCGCGCTGCTCCCGACACCAATGTCCATCGTGGTCCCGGCAAGCGGTGTGTTGGCACTGAGCCAGACGCGGGCCGCTGTCATCGTGTCGGCTGCGTTCGCATTGTGCAGGTAGATGCAGCGGTACTCGGTCAGACCCGCCACTGCTTGGGCTGCTGTAACAGCGTCGAACAGGCCGTCAATGGCCCCGCTCATGGCGTTGCTGGATTTAACGCCGCCAAGGGCTGAGTTGCCGTTTGAGTTGGATGCGCCGCCAGAGAGGCGGGTGGAAAAGTTTGCTGTGATGATGGGCATGGTGTTCTTTCGGTGGGGTTAGAGTTTTCGGGGGTTTGTCGGTCATACCCGCTACGTGGCAGGTTCATGTGATGACAAAGAGGCCGTCAGCGGCCGTTGGAAGGGGAAAGAATACATCGAACGCCCCATTGGTGGAGCTCGTTGGCTGCGCCAGCTTGACGACGCCCACAGCGAGGTTGCGCTTGCTGGCGTTGTACACGAGGCCCCCGCAGGCGCGAGTCAGCGTGACGCGCTCCCAGTGCGCGTCGTCGAAGGTGAGGACGACGGCCATGCCGTCTTCCACCACCTCGAAACCCTTGAGTTGCACGCCGCCGGCCTTGTAGCCGTCACCGACCATCTCGCCTTTGGCAGTGTAGTCCGTCAGGCTGGGGTCCAGCTGGGCAGACTCTCCGTACAGCGCGAGCATGTAGCGGTCGTCCTCGTGGTGCACCCCTCGCAGGGCGTCTGCCAGATACCGCGTGCACAGTCCGGGTGTGCAACTCATGCGCCACCTCGCCCGGTCTGCTGGTTGCTCACCACGTTGCTGCCCTTGCCGCCAGACGGCGCGCCGCCGGGGCCAGTGGCCTCGGGTTTGCCCTTGCCGCCGTCGCGCACCACCACCTCTTGGGGGGGCGGCTGCATCGCAGCCTGCATGGCCTGCTGCGCTTCGAGCACTTCGAGGTCTTCGTTCGTTGGCACGATGTCGTCGACCGGCATGGAAAGCCCTTTGGAGACTTCGCGCAGGATGGCCGCGCGACCCTTGATGCCCACGATCTGGCTGTCGATCGGGTTGGCCGTGGCCTGCAGGAACTCCACCCGGCGCACGTTGAGCTGTTCGCGGTTGGCCAGCGTGACGGCGCCACGGGGCACGACCTCGCAGTCGCCCTTGATCGTGGCGTCGTCCACATACTGCATGTTCCAGTTGTACTGGTCGGTGACGGTGGGGCCGATGATGTGGAAGTCGATGCCCATGACCACTTGGCGGATGCCCTTGCCTGCGGAGCCCATCAGCATGGACAGGCCGGAGGCCGTGCGCCCTGCGCCGCCCACCTGCCCGTCGCCGTAGACGTACGCCGGAATGCCGGACTGGTCGTCGGCCATGCGCGCGAAGTTCTGGTACACCGCCATGAGCGAGGCGCTGCGGTCATCAGGCTGGTTGAAGCTGATGGCTTGGCGGCCAGAGCCGGTGGGGTCGCTGACGGTCTGCCAGATTTTCCACGGGTGCAGCTGGGTGACCTTCTCGTCCGGCGCCAGCCGGTCCACCTGCACCTCGACCTGCGGCCCGGAGGCAATGCCCATGTTGTTGGCCAGCGCGCGAGCAGCCGCGTTGCACATGGCCTGCACGTCTTCGATGAGCTCGGGGACGCCTGCGCCCCACAGCGCGCCGGGGCGCTTGACGAACGACAGCGCGCGGTACGGCTTGGAGCCCAGCGGGTCGTAGTTCAGCGTGGCCTTGATGACGTAGCTGCCGATGACCCACACGTTGGCGTCGTACATGCGCTCCAGCTGGGGCACCTCTTCGGCGTCGAGGCCGAAGTCGATCAGGTCCTGCCCGCTGACGCGGCCCCAGAACTCCAGCGCGTCGTAGTGGCTGGCGTCCGAGCGCCAGATGTTGAACTTGTTCTCCAACTCGGCCTTGGTCGTCTCGGCCGACCACAGCCACTCGTTGTTGGACCCCTGTGCGAGCACCGTGCGGATGGCGTCGTCGTCGTAGGCCGGCACACCGATCAGGTCCGACAGGTCGCCTTCACTCAGACGGTGGTGCTCAATCGTGTAGCCGTCGGCCACGCTGGTGACGCCCGGCTCGACGTAGAAGCGGAACGGGTCCACCCGCGAGTACGTGGGCAGCAGCTTCTCCTGCACCTGCGGGGTAAAGCTGCCGTCGGCTCCCTGCACCCAGTCCAGCTGGCGCTTGCGGCGCACCACCGGCCCCTTGAGGACGGCCAGCGGGTACGTGGTCAGGTCGCTGATGAAGTCGTTGAACGCCACCACCATCCCACCCTCGTGAAACTGGTCGTCGATCATGCGCTTCATGCGCTGAGCGGTGTCGTCTGCGTCGTCCTGCAAGCGTCGGCGGATCGTGTCCTGCGCCTGCTCTTGGAACGTGGCCATCATGACCGGGTCCAGCGGCTGTCCCTGCTGGATGGTGGAGATGACCGACTGGGCGATGGTCTGCGTCACCGTCTGGGTGGCGTCGGGCGGCAGGTCGGGCAGCGGTGTGGGCTTCAGGTCGAACGGCACCACACCTTCGTCGAGCAAGATGTCGCGCAGCCAGCTCTCGGCGCCGCGGCACTTGGTCTCCGTGATCATCATGAAAATCTCGGAGCCACCGGCGGAGCGAATCTGCCCGAGCTTGTCCGGCTCGTAGTCGCCGCGGCGCTGGCGCAGCGCCTTGAGCATCATGCGCTCAATGGGTTGTTTCGCGTCCCGCGCTGATTCCCAGCACCGGCGCACGTGCGCGGCCAAGCCGGTGATGATGGGCGCTTGCTGGCGGAGCTCGGCGGCGCGCACCGCGTCTTGGCGCGCCTGCTCCGCGTCAAGCTGCTGCCCCGAACGGATCATCAAGAGGCCAGCCATGCCGACCCCTTAGATGAACGCGACGATGGGCGTGGCGGTGGTGCCGGTGGCGAAGACCTTGTGCGCGTTCAGGTACACGTACTCGTTGGCCGCCACGGGGATGACCACCGACGCACCGGTGCGCGAGCAGGTCATGGTGATGTTGCCGCCGGTGCCGCCGACCTTCAAAAAGCGGGCGGGGGTGGGCAGGTTGGCGAAGTCGCTGGTGGTGACGACATACGCATCGGAGCCGGGATCGAACATGGAAATACCTCCGTGGGTTGACGGATTGTATAGCCTACGCGGGGAAAGTGGATAGTGTAAGCGCTCACACCCATGCGCCGTAGTCCACGCGCTCGATCGGCCGGGCTTTGTGCTGCATCAGCCGGCCTCCCTGCTGGGCGTCCGCGTGCAGGCACAGGTACTGCAGCGCGTCGGCTACGTGGGAGGCGTCGTTCTTTTCCGGCTCGTCCTCAAACTCGCCGTTGGTCTTGCGCTTGTACCGGTAGTTTCCCCGCAGGGCGTTTACCAGCGGGCGGCAGCCCTCGGGGTCGATCAGGAAGCCCGGGTCGCCGTCCACCTGCCGGTTGAGGAACTGATCGACCGCGGTGATGCGCGCGATGATGCTGTTGGTGTACGCCTCTTTGGCCGGCAGGCGCTCTTGGGCGAGGATGTCGTAGACGGTCTTCTCGTCGGTCTGCGCCCGCGATCGCCCGGCCGGGTCGCCGATGATCAGCAGCGGGGCGCCCGAGAATTCCTGCGCCAGCATGGGTTTGAGGATGCTGCGAACGAAGCGCAGCACGCCCATGCCGTCGGAGGTCACGGCCCGGTACACCAGCAAGCGCCCGCGCGCGTCCAGCTGCCCGATGACGGCCGACGGGTTGAGGCCGAAGTCCATGCCGATGAGCAGGGGCCGCAGCCCGTTGATGATGGGTGTGAGCCGGTTCTTGGCCACGTGCGTGTCCATGGCGAACGAGCGGAACACCGCTTGGCCGGCAAGGCTCTTGCCAAAGCGCGCGTGGATGTACACGTCGACGTAGCTCTCGCTCTTGCCCAGCGCAAGGTTCTCATAGTAGCCGGATGGCAGCAGGTGCACCCAGTCCGCGCGCGGGCTGAACCCCGAGGGCTGCAGGGTCACGTGGGTGTTCTCTGGCGGGGCCGACAGCAGCGTCTCCCAGAACGTGTCCATGTCCGGCGGGTTGCTCATCCCCCAGACGTGCGAGTTGGCCAGCCCTTCGTCGGTCACGCAGCCCTGAATCGGGTTGCCCTTGCCGTCAACACCCCATTCGGGCCGGTGCGGCACCAGCATACCGTCCGGGTAGCGCCCGAGACGGCCTTGCAGCGCCTCGAACACGTCCTTGTTGATCTCGCGAAACTCTTCCAGCACGGCAAACGACAGCTGCAGCGAGAGCAGCTTTCTGACGTCGTTGGCGTCCTCCAGCGGGCGAAACAGCACTTCGCACTCGACATCGTCGAGCTTGAGCACGAATTTGTTGTCCGTCTTGTGGTACGTGCCGGCCATGCCGTCGGGAAACCACTTCAGGAAGTCCGGGATGGAGGTGTCACGCAGCTGCTCGCGGGTGTTCCTGACCCAGACACAGCGGCTGCGGCGCACGCCGTCCTCGCTGGCGGCCATCCGCTTGGCGTGGTAGAGGATTTTGACGATGCCGGCAGTCGTTTTGGTCGAGCCCACCGGGCCCACCGCCAGCGAGACGAATTTCTCGGAGAGAAAGAAGGGAACGAGGCTCCCGACAGGGGAAAAGTTGCGGTTTACAGCCACGGAGCGTCCTGCACGTCGTCGCCGGCGTAGGCGTAGCCCTCGGGCTCGTCAAAAAGCACCTTCGAGGCCCGGTTTTCGTAGGTAAACGGGATGTCCGGCGCCGGGGCGCCGGGGAGAACGAGGGTGGGGGCCTTCGGAATGACGTCTGTGACGTCTGTGACGTCTGCGGCCCCGGTTGCGGTGATTTTTGTTGGGGTGAGCCCGTTGATGGAGATGGAAATGGAGAATCCGGCACCGGTGGAGACCTGCACCTCCCCTTTTGGCTTCAGGTCGGCCCACGTGACAAGGTTTTCGATGGCCTTCACGCGCGCCGCGGCCGGCTGATCCGGGTCCTTGACGATGTGGTACATCGTGGGCAGCAGTTCCTCGGCCAGAACCCGGCATTTTGCGGCAAAAGAGAAGCCGTTTTCCTTCAGTTCCCGGGTGAAGCTGTCGAGGTAGCGGGTGTACTGCGGGTTTGTGGCGATCGCCGTGTATTCGCCCTGCGTGACGCCTTCCTGCGCCAGCACGACAGGCAAGGGCTCCCCCGCCCCGACGTCATTGCGGGCCACGGCGAGGGCGAGCTCGCGTAGGAAGGTGTCAGCTGAGACGGCTGGGTTCATCGCCGCAGTGTATCGGAACGGGGGGCGGGGTGGGGAAAGGGCGGGGAGGTAGGGTTTATGGACTTTATTGAAAAATGGGTCTTGCTATGAGAGTGGGG